GATAAAGTTTTGATTCGTGGTAACCATGACATCTTCCGTGATGATGAATACCGTGAACACTTCCGTGAACTACGTGCTTATCATGTAATGAATGGCATGATATTAAGTCATATTCCAATTCATTCAGAGTCTTTGGGACGTTTCGGAACTAACATCCATGGGCACTTACATGCCAATCGTGTTATGGGGTATAGCATAGATTTAGACAAGGAAGTTATTGATCCGAGATATCATTGTGTATGTGTTGAACATACAGATTACACACCTATACTATTTGAGGACGTTATCAAACGTATTGAAAGTGAAGGTGGTAGTGTTGGCTTTAAAAACGGCAACGGCCCTACCATGTAATAAATAATCAATGAAAATCTTTTTAATTTCATTACTACTATCGCCACTAATAGCTATGGCTACTACGAATACAATTGTTTACAATGTAACTAGTAACCGAGTTATCAGTGGCGACCTCATTGAGGAAAAGGTTAGTATTGCTAGCATCAGTAAGTTAATGACTGTTTACACTGTATTGACGCAAAATCAGCCATTGAATGAAAAGTTAACTGTTAAAAGTAACAAAGTACCTAATACTAGAATTAGTAAAGGAATGGTGTTGACCAGACATGACCTTCTTAAATTAGCACTAGTTGGCAGTGATAATCTAGCGGCAGTAACACTATCTGAAAACTATCCGGGCGGAAGAATCAAATTCATTGAAGAAATGAATCACAATGCAAGGGCACTTGGAATGGTCAACAGTGGATTTGTCGAGCCGACCGGACTAAGCCCCATGAACTACAGTACCATCCAAGATGTTATTAGATTAACCACAGTTGTTAGTAGTTTTGAGATTGTCCAATTAGCGGCACAATCTCACGGGGAAGTAACTCAGTATTCCAAAGGTAAAAAGAATGCTAAATTTTCTAGCAACCCAACTAGTAAGTACTTTGGGCAACAGGGCATTATTGCTATCAAAACTGGATTCACTAAGGCCGCGGGATTTTGCATTACAATGTTAGTTAACGTTAACAATCAGTTATACAACATAACCGTTCTGGGTGCAAAGACAAAACAAGAACGAGAGACACTCATCAACCAATCTTTGGACATTATTTATCGCATATAATATGCGTATTTAATGCACGAAGTATAAATACATTTACTATGCTACACTTCATCAAAGACCTCACACACCAACTACTTAGCTTTATTAAAGATGATCCTGTACGCCCTGAAATCCCTGCTGATTTTAGAGTTAGTAATGGTAGAATGGTAGCGGCATTAACTGATGATACCGAAGAGACAAATCCTGAAGCAATGGTGTGTATTAGCTTTCATGATTTTGTACCACAGGATGTTAATGATTTGAGTAGTACTACAGTAGTTCCAACTACCGCAGTATTCTATACTATCTGGAGTTATAAAGCAGGTAAGGGCAGAGAGTTATTGATTGGCGCAGTCAGAGAAATTCAAAAATCCCATCCTAGCGTAACACGATTTGTAACACTAAGTCCTAAAACTGAAATGGCCAGACGATTCCATTTAAAAAATGGTGCTATTGTTTTCCGTGAAAATATAGATACTGTTAATTATGAATATGCTCAGTCGGTTCATAAGGAAGAAACTGATAATGGAAATAAAGTATTATTACCAGAACAATCAGTATAGTCATAATCACGAAACTATAATAACTCTATTTGCAAATAGAGTATCCAAGATAATAGAGTTACCTGAATCATTGGAAGTATGTTTATACCCATTACCAAATAATGTTTATGGCGGGATAGATATGAATCATGTTAATCGAATCGGCATTAACTATGATTTACCATTAGAGTTAATACCTAAAATACTTACACATGAGTTAATACATGTTAATCAAAAACATACTGGTATATTAACTATTAAGTCAAATGGAATGTGTTATTGGCATGGCATTCCCTATACTAAAAAACTACCTGAGGAAATGAGTTATGAAGAATATAATAATCTACCATGGGAACTTGATGTTGCTAAAAAACAACAGGAAATCTATCTAAAAGCCCTAGACTTAGTTAGTGAACACTAACTTAATAATCTCGAAAATTTGACAATAAATGGGTTCGGGTATATAATACATACATGAACTCGAAAAACAACCGCAAACGTAGAACTGATCGTAATCAAGTTATCTATTACATCCAAGATGTAGTGACACTTGACTACTACATCGGCTTGACTGCTATGTGCTTTGCAGGCAATGTTCGCAAGACACTTACCCGTCGTATGCAAAAACATACGCAACGTGCCTTGACAGAAAACAAAAACTGGGGTCTGAGTCGTGCTTTGCGTGAACAAGGCGCCGAGCGTTTTGTATTCGGAGTCGTTGAAGTTGTCCGAGGTAAAAGTCCTGCTCATGCACGTGAGACAGAATTAATCAACAGTTTACAACCTGCACTTAACACATTTGGAGTAAAGTAATGAACACACAAATTGAAAAATTAATTAACGATACAGTACAAATTTTGGATCGTGATCCTTTGAGTCAATCTGAGGACACTTATAGTATTCTACTAAAGTTTACGCAAGCCCTTGCTACTGAACTGGGTGAAATCGTAGTTCAAGATCCTGTCAAAGATGGTGTTCGTATGTACTTTGATGAAAAGATCGCCCGTTATGTAATTAAGAAAAGTGTAGGACTGTAAAATGCAAGCATATATTAATTTGTGTATCGTAATGTTACCCGTCATTGTGATGGGTCTAGCAATTATTATAAAGGATGGTTTCTAATGAAGTTGAATGATATCTTACAATGGGTAGGTGCAGTATTCATTATCATTGGACACGTTTGTAATTCACTAGGTCCTGATGCATACCCCTACAACATTGTAGCATTCACATTAGGTACTATTATGTTTATGACTTGGACTATTCGTGTAAAGAATCGTCCTCAATTGGTTGTCAATATGGTGGCAATCGTAACATGTTTGATAGGTCTTGTTAAGGCTTATAGTTAAGGAGTATAGTATGAGAGACGGATATGGAGTATGCCCTGTTTGTAACGGGACTTGTCAAGTTGAATTGACAGAACAAGAAAAAAGTTATTCTTGGAATAAAGATATGACACATCGTAGTTGTCACAATTGCGGAGGTCAGTATATGTACAGTACCGCTAAGCGTGAAGTACGATTAAACAATGAAGGTGTGCCTTGTACACATAGTTATACAAGTACCAACGACGGCCGTTGTTTAACAGGTTACACGTGTAAACATTGTGGAGATCGTTATCAAATTGACTCAGGAGATTGATCTGATGGAATATAAAATTGAATCATCGAATGTAAAAATACAAAAGTTTTTAGAATCTCTTATGCCTTCGTTTATTAAACAGTTAGGACTTACTAATAGCAAACGTGCGGTTCTAGTAAAAGTTACCAAAGACTTAGACAAAAATTTTCAAGGTTCTACAATGAACATTGAAGTAGCAGACTGTATGATAGTATTAATCAAACCACCAAAACGGCTTACTCCTATGAGCTTGATAGATATGTCGGGCACACTAGCACATGAAATGGTACACGTTAAACAATTGGCTAAAGGTCAAATGAAACTTCTTCCGAATGAAGTTAGGATGTGGAAAGGTAAACGCTACAGTAAAAAAACAAAGTACTTAGACATGCCTTGGGAAATTGATGCATTTTCTAAACAAGAACTGCTATTACGTAGAGCACTAGAGCTATAAAGGATTATATAATGAAAACTGTTGACACATGGCTTGATGAAAATGATATTGCCCGTTTGTGGAAAGTAATACAGGGGGAACTACCGCATGCGGCAGCATCCTCCGATGAAATGGATGAGTTTCTAAAATTGGTAACGCATGTAGCAATGGTAAAGATGGGTGGAGTTGAATATCAAACTTCCACTATACAGTAAGGAATGATATGTTAGAATGTTTAATTTTAGGTGATAGTATTGCAGTTGGAGTAGCACAATTTCGTCCTGAATGTGTGGCTTATGCTAAAGGTGGGATTAATTCTCGACAATGGGTAAACAGCTACATTACCAAAAACCTGTCAGCAAATACAGTAATTATTAGTTTGGGTAGTAACGACCACATGGGCGTTAAAACTGTAAAGGAGTTGCGTACTATGCGGGAACTGACTAAAGCTAAACGTGTGTTTTGGATTTTACCTTCAGGGGTGAACCCAAAGAACAACGTACCAGTGAATGATATTCAACAAATGGTACGGTTAGTTGCAGACGAATACAGTGATATTGTATTACCTGTTACACGATTACAAGCGGATGGAATACATCCAAGTACAGCTGGCTACAAAGAGTTAGCAAATAATACGAGGTAATTTAAATGTGGATTGAAAATGTAGCGGCGGCAGATATACCTACTAGGTTTCATCATGATGCCGGCGAAAATAGTATGCTAATTAGCATCGTAGATCCTGCTAGTTGGAGACCAACACCTGCTCACAAGTTTAAAGAAATTCACAATTTTGAATTCTTAGATGTAGAACGTAATGACTTTGTACTTGAGGAAGCTATGAAATGTAGCCAAGAACAAGCAAACGAATTAGTCCGATTACTACAACATGCCAAAGACAATAGAATGAACGTTGTTGTTCATTGTTATGCAGGTATATGCCGTAGTGGTGCTGTATGTGAAGTTGGTGTCATGATGGGCTTTGAAGATACCGGAAGATTTCGTAGCCCCAACCTACTTGTCAAGCATCGTATGATGAAAGCATTAGGTTGGACATATGATGAAGATGAAAAGCCAAACGTTGATGATTGGCGAACTTTTAGGAATATAGAATGAACAAGTTTATTAAAGATGGAATGGTTGCTGTACTAATATCACCCGGCTTCGGTGCAGGATGGTACACATGGAACTATGAGCGTCCTGAAATTCTTTTTGATCCCGGGATAGTAGATTTGGTTGACCAAAATATGTGGTCTGAATTGGAAACATATGTGACATTGAAGTATCCTGAAATCTACAAAGGTGGTATGGAAGATTTAAGAATAGTGTGGGTACCAGAAGGCACTATGTTTAAAATACATGAGTATGATGGTAGTGAA